ATTTCTGAATGTGACTGGAGTTCAGACGTGTGCTCTTCCGATCTAGGGCCAACACCAACAACTTCAACAATCTGCGGCATAGTTATTCCCAAGCGTTCTTTTGTGGGTTCCAGCGCAACTTAGCAGACTGTGCGCCACCTTGAATTCCTGCTTTTTGTTTTGCCAGCGCCATTCCGCGATTAAGACTTTCTTCAAACTCGCGTGCGGCTTTAATAAATTCAACCTCAGACTGAGCAAGGTTCATGCGGTTTAATGCAGAAGTTGCTTTTTCGCCTTCTTTCTCAGTAATCTGACCGGAACCTTTAAGCTGTTGGAAAGCCTCAAGGAATGTTCTGTCTTTAATTTGGTCTAAACGAACGCGGAAGTTAGCAACGTCAGTACCGCCTTGAAATGGCAACCAACTAGGCACACCAGCACCAACAGCCAACTCAAAGCCAGCTAAAGGTTTACGACCTTGAACTTGTTTACCGTCTTGGGTTACGGTGTAATCAATACGCTCTTTACCAGTTTTGGGGTCTTTGACAACACGAGCATCACCAATCAAATCGCTGACGTTTCGTAGAGTATCTTCAACTGTTGCAATTACGCGAGGTGCATTTTCTAGGTTTTCACGACGACGTTTTTCCACATCAACAAACACTTGTTTATTGGCTTCAGATACATCTCTTGGTGACATTCCTGCTGTTGGTGCGCCCATAACATTTGGTGCGCTTGGAACTACAGGCATAGCACCACCGGTTGGCATGGCGCCTCCTGTTGGCATAGCGCTGCCTGTCGGAACAGCGGGTGGCATTCCTGTTGCGTTGATTGGGCCTGTTGGTAAAGACATACCAGTGTCATATTTAAAACGAGCCGCCTCCAAAGGAGTAAACGCAGGCTTAGTGCCACCCTCAACAAACGTTGATTTAGGGTCAGGCGAATTGTAGTTAACCCAGCCCACCTTAACGCTTCCGTCGGGTTGTGGCATTTCTGCGCGCTCCCACTTTGGCCCTTCTGTCAGCTTCTTCATTGAAACTGTCTGCAAAGCAGGGTTGTAAGCAGTAGAACCAAACAAATAGCGTTCCTGACCTTCAGGTTTAGCCAAGAACTCTGTTACTTCGTCTGCATAACGCTGACGTAAGGCTTTTGCTAAATCTGTAGCTTGTTTGTCACCTTCTTTTGCCAAACTTTGCGCGGCATACGTTTGAAATAAGGGCGCGGCATATTGAAAGAAACTGGGCGCAACATAACGCCCACTTACCATTTGTCCTTGTGGCTGTTGCATACCCTGTTGCAAAAGCAACTGTGCCATTTGTTGCTGGCGGTTTAATTGCTGTTGTTGTGCAAACAACTCCGGTGGTAAAGCGCCAATTCCTGCGTTCGTTGGTAATGTTGCCATATTAAAACTCCTGTGCCGCTAGCATTCTGCTTTGTTGCGAGTAAGGGTTTGTACCGTACATACTTGACACGTTGTATTGTGCAAAAGGACTATAAGTTCCTAAACCACCCATCTGAACATCGCTTGCATTAATTTGCTGTTGGTTTGGTTGGCGCAACATCATGGCCATTGCCACTGGGTTAAATCCAGCGCCAGCTTGTTTGCCTTGAACGGTTATTCCAGCCTGATTGGCTAAATTTAGAGCATCTTGCATCGCTTGACGTTGCATAGCTTGTTGGTTGCCAATGTTTTGAAACATAGGCTGAACACCCGAAACGTCCTGCGTTTTGGTCAAATCTTGCATAGGCATATATCTTGGCATCATGGCAGTAGTCCGTAGTTAACAACTTTATAACCATCATTTAGAGTCGTGACAGCGTATGGGAATAACTGTTCAACTTCGTCTGTCATAACTCCAACATGTACCCCCTCACCAGCTAATGGATGCTTTTTAACTTCGTCTTTGTATTCAAAACTATAAAGCGTGAGTCCATTGCTCAAAACTCCAATTGCTTTGATGTTTTCTTTTAAACGTGGGTCAGAGTATTTCATGATTCCAGCGCCAGCTAATCCCATCAAACCAGCATTAAGGTTAGCTTGTGCCGCTTGTTTAGCGTTGAAATCAGCCAACTGAGCGTTGTATCCAGCTTGTGCCGCGCCCATGTAATCAGGGCCTGCAGTGACCGCCTGTTGAGCAGGATTAACATAATTTGGCCCAGTTACTTGTGCGCCCGAACGAACCGCGTTAAGGGTGTTAAGTGGCTCATTACGCATATAAGCCAACTCACCAAAGCCTTGCTGACGGGCTTGGTTAGCAAGGTTAGCACCCGTAAGCTGATTGGCAAACTGCTGTTGTGCAATTGCATTGTTGGCTTGTTGCTGTGCAACTTGATTTTGATACATTTGCTGAATCTGTTGGTTGTTATATCCCAACGCTGCCATTTGATTGGCAAATTGTTGTTGCTGTTGTTCAGCATTAAATCCTGTGCCAGCCAACAAATTAGCGTAGTTTTGTTGTGCGGCTTGGTTTTGTAATTGTTGAGCAGATAATCCTTGACCAAAGTTTTGTGCAATCGCAGCATTATTAGCCTGTTGAGCAGCCAACTGATTCTGATAGCCAGCTTGTGCCATTTGATTATTAAATGCCAACTGTGCTTGACGGTTAGCGTAATCTTGTTGTTGTGCCTGATTGCTAAAGCCAAGATTCTGTAACAAGTTCTGTTGTTGTTGGGTTGTAGCTTGATTTCCAAACTGACCAGCAGCCAATTCTTGACCAAACAGATTTTGCTGAATACCTTGAGCTTGCAACTGTGCTTGAACTCTTGCGTCATTTTGTTGCATAGCAAGGTCTTGTTTAGCACGGGTATAAGCTTCTGAACCGATTGGAATACCTTGGGCTGCTAATTGAGCATCTTGACGCTCTTGCTGACGCTGTAACTGGGGTTCTAGGCGCTGCATGATTAAACCACTAGCCCTATCCCAACCGCTCATACCAACATTTTCGCCTAACGAGCGTTGTAAGTTTTCTGTTGGCCCTGATTGACGCAAAGCTTTGGCGGTTTCTAATGCGCTTAATTGTGGGCCTTGCCCTACTCGTTGTGCTTGTTCTCCTGCGCCAATTCCTTGTGCTTGTGCAGCTTGACCAACATTCATGGCTTGGGGTGTTGCACCCATTTGACCTAATTGTGGCCCACCGCTAATTTGTTGCATTTGCGCTGGGGTTAATTGGCTTGTTAATTGTGGTAATCCACCAGTGCTAAATGGGTTAGCCATCATGCCGCGAACATAATTTAAGCCTGTTTGCGATAGTTCGCCCAGACCTTTACTTGCGGCTACATCGTATTCATATAACTTTTGTTGGTCAGGGCTAAATGTTTGTGTAGCCTTCCACATCGGGTTGCCATAAGGGTCAGTTCCCGACTGCTCATAAACTAAGTTCCCGTAAGGGGTGTATTGATTAACGCGGTTGGCCGCAATATTGGCGCGTGCCGCTTCAAGGTTACCAGCCGCAGTTTCTTGCGCCGCACCTCGATAATCAGGAGCCGCTGGCGCACTTGGCGCAGGCCCTAATCCTAAAAATCCACCACCACCCATACTATTCTCCCTTATTTAAAGAGCATCGGATGTTAAGAAACCGACACTCCTCTTTACGCATTGCCATAATTACCAAATCCCCTTCCATGTGGGCATCAGGTATTTCAGCTACAACCTTAAAGCCCAAATGTCGGTTTAACTTTAGGGCATCCGTGTTATTAGCACAGATTTGCCCTAGTATAACGCTAAGTCCTAGTTTATTAAAGGGGTAATCAAAAGCTGCCCACAATAAATCCCTACTCATCCAGTTGGTTTCAGCCAATGAGCCAATGTGCATTTCGCAGGCTTTTGGCATGAAATTACAGTACCCAACCACAGCGACTAAATTACCGTCTTGCAACTGTCCTATACATTGGGTGGTTTCAGGTAGGGGAAAGTTCAATATCCGCACCAGCCATTCCCCCAAATATTGCTGGTTTTCGGTAGTAACTGTTCTCACCTATAAGACTCCACCCGCTTCCATTACATAGTCCGTTGATGCCCAATGAAACTCAATGCCTTGGCTTGCCACATTCATACTGATTGAGCCAGCATATCCAATTCCTGTAACGCCTTGCCAAAACTTAGTAACCACAAGGTTTCCACCCCAATTTGTGTCATCCCAATCCGATATATCCCAAACCCCAATATCAAGGGTTGATGGGTTAAACGATATTTGGTTAGTTAGGGGTACGGTATCAAAATCCGTAGAAATACCGCATAAAACGGTCGGTAAGCCGTTATCGGTCTGTAGGATAGGGCGTACCATGGTAAAGCGTTTTTGTTGCCCTCTACGGTCAAAATACGAGTAAGCTTGCTGTACAAACCCGTTAATGTTGTTTACATCGTCTGAAAATGAGTCGTAAAAACGAGCTACATACCCATTTCCACCAAAATACATATCCTCACCGCTCATTTCCCAACAATTTGCATCAATATTGGTAAATCTAGCCCACGATTTTGTAATGTTGTGCATAACATACTGTTCAGTACCCCCAGTTACAGGGATATTGACGATGAGCATATTGTATTTGGCTAAATAATTCATTTGCCAGCCATAATTAGCTGAATATATGTCGGCTGCTTGGCTAATCGCATAGAAAATCTTGTCGGTAATGTTGACACGGGGGTCTAAACGGGT